GTTTGGGCTGAGTCTTCAACATCATATAGTCTCATCTTAGCCCGATCAATACCAAGCACAAATTTCTTCGTTTTACCAGTAGGATCATTGTATCTATTCTTCAATTGTTTAACCATAATTTGATTCATGTTATCTAATTCTTCAGTAGATATCAATGCAAACATTAAATCGGCTGTGGCTGGTAAACCAAATGATTCAGACGTATCTTCTAGACCGACATCACTATTACCAAAGCCTCCACGTGTTGTTTGTGTTGCAGTTAACACCGGTACATTATTTTCTACGGCCAATCCTCTTAGCTCTTCAGCGATTGCTTTCACGTATGTGTAACTATTAATAGATCCACCCATTGCTTTCATTCTTGAAGAGGCACAGATATTTAAATAATCAATGCAAATTAAATCTGGTTTAAAATCTTTCTTAAGTTTTAGTTCATTTAATAAAGCTCTAAAGTGTGATGAATTAGCTGCACCTGTTGGATATTCTTTAACAATCAATTTGCCTACACCTTTATCAGTGATCTTATGTATTTTCTTAAAGAACATATCAGCATCTAAATTTGCTAATTGATCAATAGGCACATTCATTAAGTTAGCATCGATACGTTCAGCAATCCTCTCTTCACTCATTTCCATTGTAATATACAATACATTCTTCATTTGAGTAAGAGCTCCAGCTGCAACATGACACATGAATAATGACTTACCAACACCAGTTCCAGCAAGGGCTACATTAAGAGACTTGTTAACTAAACCACCTTTAGTAATCTTATTAAACATCTCTAAGTCAAATGGTAAATGCTCTTCTTTTCTGTGATAGAATTCAAATCGATCACCTGAATTATCAATATAATCATGGCCTACATTAGTATCAAAGTTAACTGATAATGCATCAGATAATAATTCCGGAAGGGCATTCTTACTAAGTGATTCATGTTTACCATCAATGATATCAATACTTTCCATGATAGCTAAGTATATAGATCTGTCTTGGCACCATTTCTCAGTTTGATTCAGTAACCATTTTTGATTAGTATCTTTAGCTACTACATCTAACTCATCTACTAATGAAAATACTTCACCTACTAAATCTCTAGGTATACCTTCATGCTTTTGCAGTTCAATGTTTAGAGCTTCGCCATTAGGAAGCTTACCGTAAGTATTAACAAACCCAATAATTTGATCAAATAAAATCTTATGAACAGGATCAAAGTACTTCTGTTTAAGGTGTGGTATAACTTGTCTTGTAAATTCTTCGTCTTGTACTAAATTTTTTAATATAAGAGTCTCAAGATTCACTTTTAATCATCTCAACATGACCGACTTCGTATTTCTTTTTCAAGAATGCTTTAAAGTCTGTTGTTTCAAATACTACATCCCAAAATTCTTTTTTAAGGGTATCTTTTTCACGGCATTTCTTTTCTTCGACTTCACCAGTAGATTTATCTACACGTGAATACCAACCATTTGAAGGTTTAATAACATATCCACCTTCCATGGCAGCACCTAATAAACCTGAATAAGTCTCAATACCACCTTCCCATGTTACTGAAATTGGAATCTTAGACTTCTCACGAACAAATCTAGACTTCTCTACATTGATAATAAAGTTATATCCTAGGATTTCCATACCTTTCTTCTCTTGCTGTCTACCAATGATCCAAATGTTATCGGCTGAATAGTAGATACCAGTACCGCCAGATACAACAGCTTTAGGGAATAACCCAATTTCTTGGTATGTATGATTAACGGCAAGAAGAGGAATGTCTCTTAACGTGAGATATGGTGTACACATTCTGAACAAACCTTTAAGAGCTTTTGCTCTACTCATATCTGCTACACTCTTCTCATTCTTAGCATCTTCCAATTCTTTCTTTGATGCAAGATTACCAATAGAGTCAATCATAATGATTACCTTATCTTCACGTTCAATGTTCTCGAGTTGATTTACAATATCAAACTTCAACTCTTCTACATTTGTGATGGGTGTATGTAATACTCTAGATGCATTAATTCCAAAGCTCTCAAAATATTGTTGCGGGGAGCCGAATTCTGAATCGTAAAACAGCAAGACGGCATCTTCATACTTGTCAAGGTATGCGGCGGCCATTAGCAGGCCAAACGAAGTCTTAAAATGCTTCGATGGTCCTGCTAATACTGTTAAACCAGAACTTAGTCCACCGTCTGGATCGCCAGACAATGCAACGTTAATCATTGGTACCGGGGTGGTTACCAAATCTTTGTTAGAGAATAGTTTAGACTTTGAGAGAATCGATGTCTCCTTGATTCTACTATTCTTCTTTAATTTATCCATTATACCCATTTACATCTCCTTTCTTAATTTTATATAGTATATTATATCACAGTTTTAGTCGTTTGTACATACCATATCTTTATATTTTTCTACATTAATTCCAGCTTCTTTAAGTATAGTATCATCGCTTGGATGATGTGATCGACCATTAAAGGTTTCAACTAAACCATGTTCTAACATAGCTTTTTGTCTACCGTACGGATGATCCTTAATCTTGCATGAATTCCATGTTGCATCCATATTTATATGATGATAGTCTGCGCCAGGCTTAATATAATTCTCTACCCACCTAATATAGTCACAGCATATATCTTCAGCGTTATACGGATAGCTCTTAGTATCTTCATAGATCATTTCCATGACTTCATCTAAGAAGTCATCTTTCTTCATTTTTACTGTTGGTTTAGCCAAGTATGATATACATTCTTTGGCATTAGTTCCATAATAAAACATTGATTCTCTATTAACAAATTGAGGATACCAGTCAGCCACATCAGCAACAACTGCTGCATATTGAAAATGATATTGTCTTAATCCATTTTCAACATTCCAATTTAACATAAATCCTCCGATCTCTCTTAAATCTTTCTTACCACCCACCGATAAAAACTCAGCTAAATCTTGTGCAAGTCTTGGAGCATATTTACTTAGATAATAATCACCACCCTTTCTATAACGAGAATGCGGTGGTGGTTTAGGGAAAGCAGGGAATTGATACCCCACCGAAGTGTAAAATGGTTCGGTCTTTAAATTAACTAACTTAATAAATTCATCAACCGTATCCCATTCAGCTAAGTCAGGGATAATTGAGTTATGGTAACCACTTACTTTAAGGCCGTAATTAATTCCAGAGCCTGTAACTCTATGTAATATCATAAGATATAACATTGTAGGCAAATCATGTTTCTTTCCAGTCCATGACTTCGCTACATTAATTCTTTGGGAAGAAGCTAATCCTGCTTCCATCTTCTTCCAATATGGATGTTCATTGGTCCAACCGTAGAATATGTCGTTAATCATATGGGAGAAACCAGCGTACTTACGTTCCACCACATCGTATAATGATACTTGTTCCATTAGTGTATCACCAATCAAGAATTCTTTATGATCCACTATTCCTAAATTGCAATGTTCTTGCTGTAATGTAGCTAATTCAAAATATCTTAGATATTCATCATAGTACTTAGTTGGTTCTATTCTCAAAAGAATTCCTCTAATGTAGTTTCTTGCTGTTGAGTTGATATGTAATTCGGTGGTCCAATATGAATACCTCTTGGTCGTTCCATAATATTAGCTTCAAACATCTCAGGGGTCATTGAATACCATGCATCTGGATAACCTATAACTTGGCATGGGGCATTATCCCTCATATGACGAATTACATAACCAGTCAAAGATAATCGTTCCCTTCGTGTACCACTAAATGGTTTCTTCTTGTACATAGTAGTAGCTGCCATCTTACGATCTTCAGTTTCAATAGGAACCGGTTGACATATAGTTACTTCAATACCCATTGTTTGAATCCGTTTAACCAATTCATAATACTTAACTAGTAATCTATCCGCAGCTTCTTTACCACCAAATCTCATTAGGTGGTGGCGAACATCAATTGATCCAAACTGTAAGGTTAGTTTCTTTAGGCCTTCAGGTATCTTAGATAATATAAAGTCAGGGTCGGAACAAATACCATTTAAAGTCTTAGCATCACATCTAATCACCGGAGTTTCAGAGGGAGTCATTGATAAGGAATGAGAGTCACCAATTACCAACTCATCCCTTACCTTATCATACATAGTAACCTTTGTAATAGCCTTACACTTAGTGGTTAACTGTGTCATAAAGTCTTCGGTGAATCCTTCATAGGTAGTCTTATTACCAATTCTTCCAAGTAATAACTTACCTAGATCTGGCATATCATGATCTAATACAAAAATAGGACCAGCATAGTTCAGGAAAGCCGCTAGACGGTCATAGAGGTCTTTAGATGCTCCACCAAATAGATTCAATGTCCCACTGTAATTAATGCCCATATAAAGATATAGCTTCTCACCATTACCTGTTGTAGGCATAGCATATTGAATATTATCCTTAAGAAGATCTGCCCATATTTGAGCGTACCCACGGTTATGGGAATACTTAAGCTTAGGAACGTTTTCTATTAATCCTACTATCATTTGACTAATCCAAAGTGTTTTTCATATACATGTAAATTCTGAACTTGCCAATAGATATTACCAGC